TGGGAAAACTACTACACAGTTAAATCCTTCATTGCGGAAGTTCTAAAGGCACAACAGGAGATGTCCGATGAAACTTAAAAATGTTAAAGCAGGCGTGAAAGTACGTGTTAAGGATGTAGACCAATTACATTGGGCTGGTGCAGAAACCTTATCTGAGTTTTACGATGGACGTATCAACACTGTAGATGTTTACACTATTGACAAGGAGGGTGTGGATTCCAACGGTACTGTAGGAATAGGTGGGGATCGTGATGATAGGGGCTTTGTAGTACATCACACTAATTTACGTAAGGTAAAATAATGCTAGACAAGAATCTGTTACATGCCCTAAGAACACGTAAGAGGTACGATACACTGTACCCTTACGTGCCACTGGATATGTTCAGTCCAGATACACGGCGCATGTTAGAGTACTTTGGATTGTACTTCAAGAGTTACCCTGACCACCCTGTAGTAGAGCTTGAGCCATTGGAAACAATGGTTAAGCTGAAGTGTAAGCCTACTCCTGAGCAGTTAGCGATCTTCCGTGTACTCACAACCCAATTACAGGAGAATGTATCCCCTGATGTTATCACTGGTACTATCGAGCAGCTTAATGAACTCCGATACAAAGGTAAATTAGGTATCCTCCTACAGCGTTATGAGGACGGTGAGGAGGTTGATTTACTCACAGAGGTACATACCCTAACCCAGCAGGTTAAATCGCAATCTGACGTATATGGTGACGCTCCGTGGGCAGATGGTGATGTATGGGAGTACATCCAAGCTGAAGCAGACGATGCAGGTTATATTCTGGATTGCCTACCCGATGAGATCACTGAGAATCTCAAGGGTCTAACCACTGGTAAGAACGTGTGTATTGCAATGCCTACTGATAAGGGTAAGACTTCTTTGTTTGCTGCTGTGGCTGTGTCATTAGCTAGGCAGCACAATGAGTTCTTAAAGACAGGTTATGAGCAGGAGTTCCGCCCTGTGTTATACCTTGTTAATGAAGGTACAGCAGAGAGTATTACACCACGTATTTATCAGACTGCACTTGGTATGACTAACACAGAGATGTACGCTTTAGGTCAGCGTGTTGGTGGTACAGGCTTAGTAGATAAGTACATTAAGGTAGTAGGGCGTAAGGATGCTATCCGATTAGTGAATATTCACGGTTGGACTACATCCCAAGTAGCTACACTTATTGAGAAGCATAATCCTTTCTGTGTTATCTCTGATATGACTGGACGTATCCGATCTGTAGGTGCTCAGGGTGCTAACGATGTGCAGCAGTTAGAAACCGTATGGGACACCATGCGACAGTTCACAGCGATCTACAATTTCTTCCATATTGGGAGTGCTCAGATTAGTGCCGAAGGTTTTGATAACTTGTACCCACCACTAAGCGCATTGCAGAATAGTAAAACAGGTGTGCAGACCACACTAGACCTTGCTATCTGGGGGGGTGCTTATGCTAACCCTGATGAACACACAGAGTTCTTACGTGGGTTAAGTACCCCGAAGAATAAACTTAAACGTAGTGGTAAGAAGTCGTATATTAAGGTACAGACTGTATTTAATCCTGATTTAAACACTTGGAAGTAGACGTTTTTAGGGTACTTATAAGTTATTGATTTATAAGTACTCTTTTAATAGCTAACGGTATCATAGAAGAAACAAGGAGAAGGACAATTGATGTGATCAAAGATGTACTCTGGACAGTGCTGTTAGTAGTACTGATATATCTATCCTTAGCATTAGTAAATGCTGTATAAGAGTAAATAATATGACATTCTGTATATTAGATTTAGAAACAGAGAATCGAGAATGGTTTGGGAATGCTAGCTCCCCACATAATCCTGAGAACTGGATTGTAGCTGCTGGTTGGTGTATTGATAACCAAGATATTGAAAGTGAGTACTTCTCCTCAAAAGAGTTAGCACTTAGTAGTAACTGGTTAGAACGTGCACTAGATGGTCAGCAGTACATGGTAGCACATAACGCTACTTTTGAGATTCAGTGGTTGATGAAGTACTACCCTGATACCATGATTAAGTTCTTACAACGTGGGGGTAAGATTCTATGTACGCAGTACATGGAGTTCCTGTTATCACATCAGCAAGAGATGTATCCTCGATTAGAAGATTGCTCTGTTAAGTACGGTGGTACAGTTAAAGTAGATGAAGTCAAGATTCTATGGGAGTCTGGTTATACTACCTCCCAGATTGATCAAGCCTTGCTTATGAAATACCTTGCTGATCCTCAAGTAGGTGATGTAGCTAATACTCGTAGAGTGTGCTTTAGTCAGATACCTATCCTGCAACAACAAGGTATGTGGGAGATGGTACAGATTCGTATGGATAGCTTACTGTTTAATGCGTTAGCTACATACTACGGTTTGTATGTTGATCTTGATGTAGCTAAGCGTAACCAAGCAGAGCAAGAGAAACGTATCGAGGAGATCAAAGCAGAGATCGCTAAGATGCTGCCTCCCGACCTACCCCCTGAGTTAGAGTTCAGCTTTACTTCGCCATACCACATGAGTGCTTTCTTGTTCGGTGGTACAGTGCAGTACAAAGCTAAAGTACCTTATGATCCTCCTAAGTACGAGAAGATAGAGTGTTATCTAATAGAGAAGCCTGACCACGAGCCGTACTATGTAGGTGCTGGTGATAACATTGATGATTACCACCAACCGTATGTAGTTAAGTTCCGTGCTGGGAAGAACAAGGGTCAACCTAAAGTATTCAATATTGACTCTGATGTACCCCTACTCAAATGGGGAGATAAGCAGTACACCTTTAAAGGGCTTATTGATCTTAATAAGTTACCTACTCATGTTAAGAATCAGTACCTAGATAAACGTGCAGAGTTCAAAGGTGCTCGTACGCTTGTATGTGGTACACCTGTGTATAGTACATCAGGCGATAGCTTAGATGTGCTTGCTGAGCACACAGATGCCGCTAGACCGCTTAAAGAACTCAAGGCGTTAGAGAAGGACACAGGTACATATTACCTGCGAACTGATGCAAATGGTAAGCAATCAGGTATGCTTCAGTTTGTAGAGCCTGACGGTATTATTCACCACCGCTTGAATAACTGCTCAACAGTCACTGGGCGGCTGAGTGGGTCTAATCCTAATATGCAGAACATCCCTAGAGATGGTACATCTAAAGTACATCTAAAGTTAAAGAGATGTTTAGTTCTCGCTTCGGAGAGTCAGGTCGTATTGTGGAAGTAGACTACTCAGCCCTAGAGGTGGTTGCACTCGCAAGCATTTCTGGAGATAAGAACTTGTTAGAGCAGTTACTAGCAGGTACAGATATGCACTGCTATCGTTTAGCAGGTGCTTTAGGAGAGCCTTATGAGGATGTGGTTGCTAAGTGCAATGATAAGAGTCATCCTGACCATAAGCGATATAAGCAGATGCGTACCGATATTAAGCCTAAGGCTTTTGCGAACCAATACGGTGCTACTGCCGAGGGTATTGCACACGCCACAGGCTGTACAGTCGATGAAGCTATCGCCTTTAAGGAAACGGAGCTTAAACTATTTCCTGAGTCATCGGTGTTTGCTGAACTACACATCCGCCCTGAGGTGGAACGTACAGGGTTAGAGCAGAAGCTAGAGCGTGAGCAAGACCCTGATACAGGTATCTGGAAGTACTACCGTAGAGGGTACTACCAAGCTAAGGGTGGGACATGCTATAGCTTCCGACAATACCCTAAACGCGAGAACGGACAAGAGTATTATGATTACAAACCAACACAGCTCGCTAACTATGCGATACAAGGGGAAGCTAGTTTCATCGTTCAAGCAGCATGTGGACGAGTTATTAGGGAGTTACTTGGACATGAGTGTTTTGGTAAGACTATCGTTCCTGTCAACACCGTACATGATGCGATCTATCTTGATTGTGCAACCGAGGAACTCGCACAGAAGTATGGTGCGTTGGTAAGAGATATCATGGAGAGCACTCCTAAGTGGCTCTGTGAGCAGATTCCAGCATATAAGGATTGGGGTTACGATACTACACCATTCCCAGCAGCAGCCGAATACGGCGTTAATATGATGAACAAACAAGACGTAGAGTAAGGAACAGTTATGAGTAATTTATTAAATCAAGCACAAGCAGCAGTACAACAGAACGTCCTAGAGGACATGACAGACACAAGTTCAGGTGGTAACTACGAGCGTAAGTTACTTCCTGTAGGAGTAGCGTTAGTACGATTCAGTGGTTACATCGACTTAGGTACACAAACACAGCGTCCGTATCAAGGTAAAACTAAGCCGCCAGCCCCTGAAGCTAAGTTAGTATTCCATGTTGTAGGTGGGATGGGTAAAGATGAAGATGGTAAGATGGTTCCTTACGTCACGGCTGAGGATGCTGCTAAGGGTTACTTCCCACGAATCTCACCGTTCTTTGATCTAGTTATCTCGCACAATGAGAAGTCACGTAGTACAGCGGTATTCAATGCCTTGAACTATGCAGGTGATGCTAAGCACTTCGTAGAGAAACTCGGTGCATTGTACCTACTACCTATCCGATTAACTGAGGATAAGAAATACAATGACTATGACTTCCGTGAACTACGTGAACCTATTGATGCTATGAGTGGTCAGATGTATCCTGCCCCTGATCTACCTGATGATAAGTACCAACTGTTTTTATGGAACTCACCTACAATTGAACAGTGGGAGAGTATCTTCATTGATGGTACTACTCAAGAAGGTAAGTCTAAGAACTACATCCAAGAGAAGATTCAGAAGGCTACAAACTTCGTAGGAAGCCCTGTAGAGCGTTTGTTGATGTCTGGCGGGGTTAGCCTACCTACGTTAGCTACTGACGATTCTGCGTCAAATGGTGAGCCTACAGAGCTACCTGCTGTACCTACGGTGTAAGTCTATAAGAGTGCAGTCCTATGGGCTGTACTCACAACCTAATTAAGGATTCAAAATGTACAAGGAAATTAAACAGTGTCCGAACTGTGGGATCATTCGGACTATTACAGGTTATTGCGGTTACTGCGGAGAACGGTGTGACTGACTTATTAAAACGCTTTGGTGTTGATGTTAAATCTCTTAGCATGACACCTAAAGGCGTTACCCCTAAGAATCTTCAGGGGCGTATCCTACTGTACGATGGTGATGGTGCTTGTTACACCCATACAAACGGTGTGGCTAAGATAGAAACCGCCCTACGTAGATTCCATGAAGATATTGAAACGCACATGCTGTTAGCTAACTGTAGCTCAGCACGGGTGCACTTAACCCCTAGAGGTTGTTTTAAGAACGGCAGGCATTTACTTAATACAGTGAAGCCTTACCAAGACAATCGTACAGGTGTGCAGAAGCCTCCTTTGTTAGAAGTACTACGATCACAGGCTCAGATTTACTTCGAGAAGCATCCGCATATTGAGATCATTGCTAATTACGATATTGAGGCGGATGATGGTCTTATGATTGATGCACATAGTATTCCGAACTCAGTGATGATTTCCCCTGACAAAGACCTACGTATTAATCCTTTTGAAAGTTATAACGTAGATGACGGTGTGTTTGAGAGATTACCTGCTGGTGATACATTTGGCTGGATTGATCGTAAATTCTGGGTAACTCCTAGCGGAAAGACTAGCAGTAAGATGATCGGTAAAGGGTCTAAATTCTTCTGGGCACAGATGCTAATGGGGGATCAAGCGGATAACGTACAAGGTATCCTCAAATACAATGGGAAGCTCTGTGGGGAGGCTGGTGCTTATGCTGTACTAAGTACCATTCAAGATGCTTCCGAAGCCTGTAACGCTGTTATAGATGGATACAGAGCTATTAATCAGAATGTCATTGCTGAGGGTGAAGCACTATGGTTACTACGTGATCATAATGATAACGTGTACCGATTTATTAATGAGCATGAGCTAAGTCCAGCGAATAAACAATTCGTTGAGGATTGCTATGCAGCCGATTGGAGGAAGGTGGATGACGAAGCATCTGACTAAACTATCTCGTGGTGCTATGCGTAGTTGGACTATAGGGCACTTAAAAACAAAACAAGGTGGTCTGTGCGCTATCTGTAGTAAGCCTATTGAGCTTGCTGTGATGGGTAATAAGTCCGACTATGTAGTAGATCATTGCCACGAAACAGGTGAGATCAGGGGCGTACTACATCGCTCATGCAACGCAGCAGAAGGTAAGGTGGCTAATGCAGCAGGTCGTTGGGGTGCTAAGAGTACTAGGTACGAAGATATTATTCCGTTCCTACGTCAGCTAGTAGATTACCTTGAGCGTTCACAGACACAAGGTACAGGGTTGATGTACCCAGACCACAAGACCCCAGAAGAAAAGGCAGCTAAGGCTCGTGTTAAGCGTAACACAGCAGCAGCTATCCGTAGAGCTAAACAAAAGGTAAAAGAATCTAATGAGTGAAGTTAAATTACGTTGGGCAACTCCAAACATTGATGCAGAGATTGCTTATCAAGCCCGTGTATCAAACCCAGATAACCAAGACAACCCTGAGTTCGCTCGGTTACTAAATTACTGTATGCGTAATGGGCATGTATCACCATTCGAGATGGCTAATATGTGTGTACAGATTGATACTACACGAGATATTAGTCGTCAGATTCTACGTCATCGTAGCTTCTCATTCCAAGAGTTCTCTCAGCGTTATGAAGATGCAGGGAAGCTAGGGGATATGGTGGAGCGTGAGTGTCGTTTGCAGGATGTGAAGAATCGTCAGTCTAGTATTGTGACCGATGAACAATGGCTTGTAGATGATTTTAAAGATTGCCAAGAGTCTGTTTGGGAAGTAGCTAAGTTTGCTTACACCGAAGCCTTGAAATTAGGTATCGCCAAAGAGCAAGCCCGTGCATTACTTCCCGAAGGTTTAACACCAACACGCTTGTATATGAATGGTAATATTCGCTCTTGGATTTTCTACTTGAAACAACGCTTAGACCCTACCACACAGAAAGAGCACCGTATTGTAGCAGAGCAAGTTCTAACAGTACTACGTGAGGTAGCACCAGTAACAGCACAAGCGTTCTTTGGAGATTACAATGCAGAAAACTAATATTGAAACGTACTCTGAATCCCATGTGTACCAGTATGAACGCGCAGAGCAAGTAGCTACTGAGCAGTTCGGTATCTTCTGGTCTGCTGAGGAACTGGGGGTACATAACGATGAACCAGACCTACGTAGTAACCTAACCACTGCTGAGGTACAAGCTATTACGTACCTACAGAGTATTCTGAATGTGTATGAGGATCGCTTAGGGGATGATATTTGGGGTGACTTAATCCCAAAACGCTTCCCACGCCGAGAGATTGTACGGGCGTGTCGTGTTATTAGTGTGGTAGAAGCACATAGCCATGCACCATTCTATAAGATTATGAATGAAGTGCTACATAAGGCTACCGATGATTTCTATTCACAGTGGCGTTATGATGGACATTTGTACAAGCACATCAAGTTCGTTGAGCAGTGCACTAAAGATGAAGATTCAGCTATCGTTACCGCTGCGTTATGCGGTCTTGAAGGAGTCAATTTGTTCTCTGCATTTGGATTCTTTAAGCAATTCAATACACGAGGTTGGAACTATATTTCGCACTTCGTTGCAGGCATTGACGGCTCAGCAAAGGACGAGAACTTCCATAGTATGTTCTCCGCATGGTTATTCCGACAGTTGCAGTATGAACGCGAGAAAGCAGGTACACTAACCGAGAAGTACAAAGATACTTTAGAGTTCACAGTGCGTAATATTATTACTAACCTGTACGCCCATGAATTAGCTATCATAGATAAGCTCTGGGAGTTCGAAGAAACTACAGGTACACCAATCCGAGTAGTCAAGAAAGAGGAACTAATCGAGTTCGTACAAGACCGTGTGAATGTAGTGCTTGGTTATCTTGGGTATGAACCTATGTTCTCAAAGGAGAAAGGTACTATCTCTGAGCAGTTCTACTTGAATGTATCTTCCTTTAAATCTAGCGACTTCTTCGCTAACACACAGCTACAGTACAAACGTAACTGGGCACGTTATAAATTAAAATTCAATACTACCTCTGAGGAAACAAATGTCTGATAAACACGAAGAATTAAGCCGAGAGCGTAAGCAGTTACAAGCTGAGGGTCGTATCCCTGAATGGTACAGTACACAGTCTTGGCAGATGTTCAAGAGTAAGTACCTAGTGCCTAGTGAGGGTGATGTTAAATCACGCTATATGAAGATTGCAGAAACTGCTGCTAAGCATCTTAAAGGTGCACGTACTAGGGGGTACTACCGTAAACGGTTCTTTGAATTGATGTGGATGGGCGTACTATCCCCAGCCTCACCTGTACTAGCTAATATGGGTACAAATCGGGGTATGCCAGTGTCATGTTCAGGGCAGTACGTTGGTGATTCGGTAGATAGTTTCTATACGAACCTACACGAAACAGCTATGTTAAGTAAGAACTCCTTTGGTACTTCAGGGTACTTCGGAGATATTCGTGAGCGTGATGCGCCTATTACTGGAGGAGGTAAAGCTAATGGTGCTCGACCTGTTATTGAGGATTATTTTACGGCTGCTGCAAAGATCAGCCACGGTGGGATGCGAGTGGGTTCTTTTGCTGCTTATGTTCCTATGGGTAGTTCTACTTATGATGAGTGCGTCAAGTCACTACACCTAGATCATAAAGGTAAAAATTACGGTTGGAATATCACTGATGAGTTCACAAAGGCACTTTCCGCAGGTGATCAAGAAGCGACACAGAAGTTCTCTGAATCGTTATACACGAAACTCCTCACAGGGAAAGGTTATTACTTCTTCCCTGATAAAGCTAATCGTCACCGCCCACAAATGTACAAAGACTTAGGCTTAGATATTAAGGCTAGTAACTTATGTACTGAGATCATGCTGCATAGTTCTGAGGATTTATCCTTCTCATGTATCTTGAGTTCATTGAACTTAGTGCATTGGGATTACATTAAGAACTCTGATGCGGTACAGGTAGCACGTGTGTTCTTAGACTGTGTATGCTCAGAGTTCCTAGAAATCTCTGAGGGTGTACGTGGTCTTGAGAAGGTACGTGAGTTCACTCGATTAGGTCGTGCAGTTGGTCTAGGTACTATGGGCTTTGGTACATTGCTACAGCAAGAGCGTATCCCTTACGATGGTTTAGAGGCGTACTTCTTGAATCACGATATCTGGAAGCACATCTCTGAGGAATGTACTAAAGCATCTCAGTGGCTAGCTAAAGAGTTAGGTGAGCCTGAGTGGTGCAAGGGTTATGGTCTACGTGGTACACATGACACAGCACAAGCACCTACTAAGAGCACAGCAGGCTTACTAGGCGGTGTATCTGAGAGCACTTTCCCTGACGTAGGCTTTGCTTTCACAGCAGGCTCAGTAGCAGGGGAGTTATTCCGAGTACCTCCTGTGTTCTTACAAGTCCTCAAAGACTACGGTAAGTACAACCATGATGTGATCAAGAGTATCGTAGAGCATAACGGCTCTGTGCAGCACTTAGACTTCTTATCACCAACAGATAAGTTAGTGTTCCGTACAGCTTTTGAGCACGACCCTATGGTTAATATTCGATTAGCTACAGGTCGTCAGAAGTACTTGTCACAAGGGCAGTCTTTGAACTTCCACATACCAGACAACGATAACACTGAGGAATTACTATCTAAAGTAATGACTGAGTGTGTTCTAAACGAGGATATTCTATCCCAGTACTACGTTTACACAATGTCAGGGGTTACAATCTCTGATGAATGTACAGCCTGTCACGCATAAGGAATTACTATGAAAGTTGATTACGATATTATGGTTAAAGCTCTACTTAAATCTGGTACAGATATTCAGTCAACTATGACAGCCTCTAAAGCAAACCTAGTGCATCTTGCACTAGGGATTGCTGGTGAAGCTGGAGAGGTATTAGATGCTATTAAGAAAGCCGCTATCTACAATAAACCGCTAGACCGTGAGAATATTATCGAGGAACTAGGTGACTTAGAGTTCTACATGGAGGGTTTACGACAGGCTATTGGAGTTAGTCGTAAAGAAGTGCTAGACACAAATATTCAGAAGCTAGGGGTTCGTTATGCTTCTGGTAAGTACTCAGACAAACAAGCTCAAGACCGCGCAGATAAGGTGTAAAATATGAAGTGTAATAAGTGGAAATACGATGCTATATCAATGTATAAACAAGGGCACTCCTATTCGGTTATCGCGGAGCACTTAGATAAACCTTATTTCACTATCACTACACATATTCATAGGCACTTGCACTCTGGTAAGTTCGACAAACCTAAAACCAATCCAGCTACAGATTGGGTATGGACTAACGATAATAAACCTAAACGTAGCCGTAACCCTACCATCTTCGTTATTGGGGATACCCAGTGCAAGCAAGGTATTGACCTAGAGTACATGCACTGGATAGGGGCTTATATTGCTCGTAAGAAGCCTGATATTATCGTGCATCTAGGTGATCACTATGATCTAGCTTCCCTAAGCTCATACGACAAATCAACGCTATCTGCGGAGGGTCGTAGAGTACTGCATGATATTGATGCTGGTGACACAGGTTTAGATATTATCCAACAGTACATTGATGATGTGCCTGAGTACAACCCACGTAAGGTAGTTACCTTAGGAAATCATGAGGATCGTATTGACCGATTCGTTAATTTGAACCCAGAGTTTCAAGGTTTTATGGGTACAGATAAGTTAGCTTTCGCTAGTTACGGTTGGGAGGTGTATCCATTCCTTAAACCTGTGAATATCTGCGGTATTAACTTCGTACACTATTTAGCTAATACTATGACTGGTAAACCTCTAGGAGGCTCTGCATTGAGCCGTCTGAAGCAGGTGGGGGAGTCATACGTTATGGGGCATCAGCAGGTATTTGACTACGCTGAGCGACCTCTACAGCTATCGGGTAAGAAACAGTTAGGTATTATCGTAGGGGCTTGTCTAACACCTGATCATAAAGTACTACACGCAGATTTAACATACCGACCACTCGGGGATATTAAAGTAGGTGATGAGTTGGTATCTTTCGATGAAGATTTAGCAGGGCGTAAGGCTCGTAGATATAAACTAGGTACTGTACTCAATACACGTAAGGTTGATAAACCAGTATTTGCTGTTACACTCAATAGTGGGAAAGTTTTTAAAGTTACCGAAGATCACCTTTGGGTTACTAAAGGTGCAGGTGGGTATAACTGGCGAACTACAGCAAACTTACGTAAGGGTTCTCGAGTACCTAAATTCTTAGATGAATGGGAGCAAGACTTATCATACGAGGCAGGTTGGTTATCTGGTATGTATGACGAAGAAGGTTGTTACTCAGTACGACAGACTTCTGCGGGTTACGTAGTGAAACTTCAAATGCCTCAGAAAGAGGGTGCTGTTCAAGAACGCTATACGCAAGCAGTTAAAACTATTTTTGGTAATGTAGCCTTGACATCTACAGCAGCTAAGCGGAATGTTGTACAGAGTCGAGTGCAGGGAGGAGTAAGAACCATTGCACGAGTACTCGGGACACTACGCCCTACTCGGTTACTACCAAAATTTAGCCCTGAGCATTTAGGTAGGCTACAATGCACAGAGGAGCAATTAGATACGGTGTTAAGCATTGAGCCTATCGGTGTACAGCAGGTAGTTATGGTAGAAGTTGACTCAGGTACTATGATCGTGGAGGGTTATGCACATCATAATTGCTACAACCACGATGAGGGTTACAAAGGGTATCAAGGTAATCATCACTTCCGAGGATGTATTATGTTGTATGAGTGCAACGATGGGTATGCCTTGCACAAGAACGTAACACTACAGCACATGCAAGACTTGTATGAGGGTACAGTATGAAATTAGGTTTATATGGTTTGGCAGGCAGCGGTAAAGATACAGCAGCAGAGATCATGCAACGTGTCCTAGCAGAGCAAGGTATGCACTTCGAGATCAAGAAGTACGCAGGTTTACTCAAGGAAGCGACACGACAAGCCTTCGGTGACGACTTCGATGATCGTCTTGTGAAGGAAGCACGACATTACGTGGATACTGAGTTAGGTGATCGAATCATTGATGCCACTGATTATGTATGGATTAAATTAGGCTTACCAGATGAGCTGTTTGAGGAATACAATCGGCTCTGTATCGAGTTACTTGATAAGAAACGCTATATGTCCCCACGAGAGTTCCAACAGATTCTAGGTACAGACATTGTACGTAAGCTAAATCCTGATGCTTGGGTCAATTATCTGCATGAGCAGGATGGTAATTTTATTATATCCGACTGTCGTTTTGGTAACGAAATGGTCGATCACACAACTTTGATTATTCGTGGGGATGTTCCATCTGACATCCATGAATCGGAACGCTTCGCAGCAAGTATGGTGGCTGATGTGCTATACGGTGATCCGCCTAATTACATTCAAGACTACACTCTATGGAACACAGGTTCTATTGAAGAACTAGAGCGTAACATTAGGTTTCTACTAACCACTATTGATTTCTCTGAATACAGATAAGGATTAATATGCAAGACTTGTACCAACGTCAAATTGAACTTGAGAATGAATACAGCACAGCTTCAATCGCTGCTGGGCAACAAGCAGTCCTAGATGCTTTTACACAGGGGAGAGCGACTGATATTGGTGCAGGTCGCATCCTACTAGCTAAAGCATACGAGGCAGCTATTGAGAGCTTCTCAGAGTTCGTTAATAAACCTTCAAGAGGTGTACTAGGTAAATACAAGGTTATGCTTCGTAACGCTGCACCTGAGGTTCTAGTAATGGCAGGGTTACGTGAGGTTATCAGTGCCTGCGCTGTACCTGAACCAGTACCTATGCAGGATTTACTTCGCCGTATTGGACGAGTCATCGAGTCTGAAACAATGCTCGTGTTTTTAGATAAACTTAACCCTGTGTACACAGCACGTACCTTAGAGTACTTGGATTCTGTAGGTACTAAGAGTATTACACACCGCTACCGTACATTACTAGCTGGTACAAATAATCTAGGTATTCAATGGGATAGCTGGTCTATGGAGGAACGTATTGGTACTGCTAAGATTCTACTTACACACCTATACGACACCACTGGGCTATTCAAGTGGGAATTAAGTTCCACTACACAGTACTACCACATTCAACCTAGCGAAGTTCTTGCTAAGCACTTTGATGATATTCAAGATGCTGCAAGAGCTGTTGTGAAGTTCCCACCTATGCTTGTTAAACCTGCTGACTGGGTTGCACAACATGACGGTGGTTATGTTACAGAGTGGTTCCGTATGCAGGCTCCTATGTGTGGTTTACGTTTCTTAAAGCGTAACCAAAGAGAGTGGATTCTGAACACTCTCGAGAGCGCACAGAGCGAGCCTGTAAGGGCTGCTATGAATAAAGCGCAGTCTACCCCATATCGCATTAACAAACAAGTCTTAGCGGTGCTTAGAGAAGCAGTGAGCACACGCTTAGGTATTCTTGGTCTACCTAGTTCGCAACCTCGACCACAACCTGTATTCCCTTTCCCTGAAGGTTGGTTGAAAGAGCACGCTACAGCAGGAGAGTTGGAGCAGTTCAAGTTATGGAAAGAACAGATGCGTATGTGGTACTCTAACGAGGCTAAACGTATGGGGCGTAAAGCAGGTATACTATCCCGCTTACGTGAACTCGTACGCTACCAAGACGAGCAAGAGTTGTACTTCCCTACATTCATTGATTGGCGAGGACGTATGTACTTCCGCAGTGTATTGAACCCACAATCGAATGACGCAGTGAAAGGATGCCTTGATTTTGCGGAGGGTAAACCTCTAGGCGAGGAAGGTTTGTTCTGGTTGAAAGTTCACGTAGCTAACTCTTGTGGATATGATAAACATAGCCCTGAAATTAAAGCCAAGTGGACTGAAGATAATTGGAGTATGATCTGTGACTTCCTTAATAATCCTCTTGACGTGGATGCACCAGAACCTGACACTGCATTTACATTACTTCAAGCTGGCTTGGCATTACAGCAAGCCTACGAGTTATCTAATCCAGAAGAATATGTATGTCACGTACCCGTTGCAATGGATGCGACCTGTTCGGGCTTACAACATTTATCGGCTCTTACTCGTGATACGGTGGGTGCAACGTACACGAACCTTATAAACAACCACGAGGACAAGAAGTCTGATATTTATATGAAGGTTGCTGAAGAAGCTAAGGAATCTTTACCAGCCCTTATTAGTGACGAAGCAGTACAGCAGTTCTGGGCTGATCGAGATATTACTCGTGCTATGGCTAAGAAGCCTGTAATGACTTTAGTGTACGGTAGTACGTTACTTAGTACTATCGAAGGTTTAGCATTAGAGTTATCCGAGGCAGGGGTAGAGCCTGTTCGTAACGCAGAGGGGCGTATTGCTTATAGTCTAAATGCTTTAGCAGTTCCTGTGGGTAAAGCACTACGTCAAGGAGTTGGTAAAACAGTTCCTAAAGCAGTAGAGATCATGTCTTACCTACAGAAGATTGTCCGAAAACATAAAGAAACTTGTATGCAGTGGGTTACTCCTGTGGGTGTTCCAGTAGTGAACTGGGCAGAGGGTGATGTTATGAAGTTAGTGTTCATACGTAGTATGGGTGTTAAAGCTATCTGGTTACGTTACAGCGATGGTGCATACAACACACGTATTGCATCTAACGGTATCGTACCTAACTTCGTACATAGTATGGATTCAGCACACTTGTGTATGACTATTAACGATGCAGAGTGCAGTATTCTACCTATTCACGATTCATTCGCTACACACCCATCTGATGTACCTGAAATGCACAGAGCACTACGTAGTACATTCGAGAAGATGTACACAGACTTCAACCTAGATCAATTCCTAGAATTTAATGGTATTGATTCAGAGAAGTATCCTATCCCAGAACAAGGCGACTTAGACATAAAAAGTGTTAATACAGCACCATATATGTTCTGTTAATACGTTTTCTAGGTGCTTCTAAGTACCTAGAATACAACAATATTTTTAATAGCTAACAGTATTAAGAGAGGAGTACAAGGTGAGTAATATTAATAGATTAAATACTAATAATACTAATATTAGTAATATACCAGTATTTAATAAAGAACAATTAGATTACTTAAATAGAGTATTTCCAGAGAATACAGATGTATTAGATAATTCTAATATGTATTACAGAGCAGGTCAAAGACAAGTACTATCACATGTAGAGTACCTGATCGAGCAAGCTCGTAAACGAACACAGGAGATGTAATATGAGTTTCTTTAAGAAACTACTTAGTGTTGCGACTTTAGGTCTTGTCCCTGATGATAGTGCTGAGAAAGCGGCTCGTGAAGCTGCTCGCCGTGCTGAGGAGCAGTTACGCAAGGCACAAGAAGCGCAGAAACTACAGGCGGCTAATGAACTGCAAAGCGTAACTACAATTGCTAATTCAGGCAATGGTGGAGCTATAGGTTCAGACTCAAGGCGGCGGCGGCGTACAGCAGGTGCAGCAACGAGTAATTTAGGATTGAATGTATGATGGAATGTTGGAACTTATAGAGAGGGTATATGTCCAAAGAAACATTAGAATCTCTGTACCGTAAGTACACCGATGATACGTTGAAACAGAAGTTAGAGTACTATGCCCTTTGGACGATTCCTTCAGTATTCCCTAAAGACAGTACGCATGTACCTAATGGGAACGCTGTAATCGAACATGATTACCAAAGTGTCGGTGCTATGTTAGTGAACCGACTAGCTACTAAATTGGCAGGGACATTATTCCCTGCTAATGCTTCATTCTTCCGTATCGAGGCTAACGATACACTTAAAGATTTATTAGACAAAGACGGTGTTAAATCTCTAGTAGAGCTAGAGAACACGGCTTGTCGAAGATTACTATTTAATGCCTCTTACGCACAACTGGTGCAAGCCCTACGCTTACTGGTTATTACTGGTGATGTTTTAGTTAAACGTGTTAATAATCGCGTACGCATCTTTTCTTTGAAGAACTACTCACTACGCCGTAATAACGTAGGGGAAGTTCAAGATATTGTTATCCGTGAGTGCATTGATTATTCTGAGCTACCTGAGTACATTAAGAGTAGTTTACAAGGTAAACACCAACCTGACGAGAAGTTAGTACTGTACACACGCGTCCAAAGGATTACTCAGTTCGCAGGGGATATTCCTGTATCGAAGTGGGTAGAAACCCAAGAGGTAGAAGGTCGTGCTGTAGACTACGAGGCTACGTACACAGATAACTTATGCCCATACATCCCTGTTACATGGAACTACGTGAATGGTGATATGTATGGTCGAGGGTACGTAGAGGAATACGCAGGTGATTTCGCTAAACTATCAGAACTTTCGCAAGCACTTACAGAGTACGAGCTTAATAGCTGTATCGTACTTAACGTATATAATCCTGCTGGTAACTTTGACGTTGATCGTGCCGTTAGTAGTATTAGCGGTGACTGGGTTTCTGGTAACAAGGATGCTGTACAGCCTTATGAGGTTGGTGACTACAACAAGATTCAAACGCTGGTAGATAATATTCAGACAATCGCACAACGTCTAAGCGTAGCGTTTATGAGTACAAGCAACCAACGTGAAGGTGAGCGTGTAACAGCTACAGAAGTTATGCAGAACGCTACAGAGGCTGAGCAAGTACTCGGCGGTGTGTACTCACAACTCTCTCAGAGTTTACACATGCCGCTGGCTTATTTATTACTGCATGAAGTACAGCCGAATATTATCAGTGCCGTAGAACGTGGGGAGTTCCAGTTAGATATTCTTACAGGTCTACAAGCGTTATCACGCAGTTCTGAGAACCAAGCGTTACTTGTAGCAGCCTCTGAGATTAACGCTATTGTACCTATCATGGCACAGTTATCCAAGCGATTTAACCCTGATAAGATTATTGATAGTATCCTACGGGCTAATGGTGTGAACGTAGATGATTACACGTACACTGAAGAAGAAATGAAAGCTATGGCTGCCCAAGAGGAACAGCAAGCACAGCAATTAGCGATGCAGCAACAAGCTCTACAGCAAGGTGCTGGTCAAGAACAGGCTGTCCAAGCAGTTCAGCAATCACAAGGAATTATCTAAATGTCAGATTTACAAGTTCAAGGTCAAGTACCTAATATCCCGCAACAGCCTGCACAACAACAGCAACCTACGTATGATCAAGGGTTACAGTACCAAGCTCCTCAGGTGCAGTACCAAGCCCCTCAACAGGCTCCTGTACCACCGCCTGTGCAGCAACCGCCTGTGCAGCAGCCACAAGTTCCTGCACAAACTCCTGAGCAAGCACCTCCACCGCAACAACCTGTACCACAGTACAGTGGGGATAATCCTCTTGAAGTGGGTGTACAGATTTTTACTAAATCTGCGGGTATTGATGAGGCAGCGTTCTATGACGCTATTACGCCTGCATTGCAGTACAATGATCCAAATCTAATTAATTTACAATCCTTAACCCAGAACCTTACGCCTGAGCAACAGGCACAGGCACAGGCGTTAGCTAAGTCGATGTTCCAACAGGCTCAGCAGGTTAAGCAACAAACTATTCAAACCGCTCACCAAAAGGCAGGTGGTGAGCAACAATGGCGTTTAGCTATTGATGCGTTTAACACCAAAGCCCCACCAGCATTTAAAGCTGCTGCAAAGGCAATGGAAGAATCGGGACAGATTAACGAAGCTGTTGACTTTATCTTAGATATGGCTCGACAGTATGGTTTCGTTGGAAGTTCTCAAGGGCAACCTTTACAAGGTAGCTTCAGTGGTAACTCAGTTCGTGGTTTGTCGCAAGGCGATTACCGTACAGAACTAGCTGCCTTAGTTAAAGAGGTTGGGGCTATTAACGTAGCTTCGCACCCTAAGTTCAAACAACTATCTGATGCTCGTGCCTTAGGTATGCAGCAAGGTTTATAATATTTACCCCGCCCTCACAGGTGGGGTTTAGTCGTTTCTAAAGGAAATTAAAATATGGCTATTGTACATGGTGGTGGTTATTCACCGACATATCGCCCTTCGTGGGGTGGTGCAACTTCAACAATTGATCAGCACTTAGAAATCTACGAGGGTATGGTTGATACTGTATTCAAGTTCTCTCAAGTGTTCCAATCATGGTCTGCACAGAAAACTGTAACTGGTCGTTCTAATAACTACCGTACTGACCGTCTTGCTGGTGCAGAGGTTAAAGGTCGTAAAGCTGGTGAACCAATCGTTGACCAACGTGTTCCATCGGATAAATTCAACATTGTAGTTGAAGTGATGCTGTATATTCGTCACCCTATCGACTACATGGATGACTGGACTGCACCTGACTTCTTAGCTGAGCTAGGTCAAAATGCTGGTACAGCGTTTGCTCGTATGTACGACCAAGCACACATTATCCGCTTACAGAAAGCTGGTACATGGATTGCTCCTGCACACCTCAAGACTGGTAATGCTTTCTATGATGGCTTCTTCAAGTCTGCTACCCTACTTGCTCCTGCTGTAGGTGCTTCACTAACAGAGGCTGAGCATGAAGATAATGCTGCGGCTCTAGTAGAAGCTCATGCACAAGCAGTACAAGAACTTATCCAACGCCGTGTTCCTATCGGTGACATGGTTACTCTTGTTACGCCTAAGGTGTACTCTGAGTTGCTGCACTCTAAGAAAGTAATCAGTTCTGAGTTCTCTCAAGGTGCTGGTGACTTCGCAGGTCGCCGTGTGGTTCATATCAACGGTATCCCTGTTGTAGAGCACACTGAGTTCCCTACAGGTGCGGTAACAGGTCACCCACTGTCTACTACTGGTAACAGCAATGCGTTTGACGTAACTGCTGATGAAGCTAAAGCTGAGATGATCATCTTCAGCAAGTCATTGTCATTGGTTACTGTAACTGCTAAGCCGTGGACTTCTCGCTTCTGGGATGATGAGGCACACATGACCAACGTACTAGACTGCTACTCAATGCTTACCATTGATACTCGCCGTCCAGATACTGTTGCGCCAATCCGTGTGACTCGCACTGTAGCGTAATCTATTAGGGGACTTCTTAACAGGAGTCCCCTTTTTACTTAGGAGAGTACT